GTAATGAGATATCAATGTCTTCGGCTGATTTGAACTTATCATATGCAGCGGTAAGTGTACCAAGTTCTACATTAGATTCGTCATTACCGTCTTGACCTTCCACAAATGACTTTGTATAAACTTGTGTGTTTGTTGAAGAAACAACATTAACAGCAGTATTAGATACTGCATTTGTGCGGTCGTTAGCCCACCAGACGTAATTTGAATTATCATTAATTACTGTTTTGTAATAATTAGTACCACCGTCTTCTGTCTTAGCATCTGATGCACGAGATAGAGAAGAGAAAACTTCAAGTACTGTACCAGGTGTACCGCTAATTTTACCATCTTCATCTGTAACAACAACATGAAGTTCATCAACGGCTGAAGCATTACCAAAACTACTTACATAAGCAGATGTACCAGGCGCGGTATCAACTACATTGAAATATTCCCAATATCTAACAAGATCTTGAGTTACTGTATAGTTAGTTGATAGAGTATACAAATCTTCAAATGTAAATGCGGATGTAGCATCATTGCCGTCAATTGTACTTTCACCGATTGACGTGATCTTAAGCAATTGCTTACCGATTGAAGAATTACCGGCTTCTAAATAATCACCAACATTAAGATCAGCTAGAATATTATCCAGTGTAGCTTCAGAATCTGCACCAACATCAGAGTCAGCACTTACAGTTAAAGTAGCAGTATTTGAACCAACCGTAAATGTAATATTAGCAGAATCAGTATTAGAAGATGCATTTGTATATGAGTCTGAAATCAGGTTAATTGTGGCATTATATTGACCAGCACTATCACACACAGAAATCTTAAGTGAGTTACCAAGTTCACCAGGATAACGAGCTACCCATTGAACATCGGAATCAAATGTAACACTATCGTAATCATCATCATTTTCTACAATTTGACCTGCAATACTACTTACAGCTCCTGTGTTAGCAAAAGCAGATGTAACACCCGTGTTACCAGATGATTCTGTATCGGTTGTATCAGCGGCACGGGTCACATATAGTGCATTACCGTATGCTAAGAAGTTAGCAGCCGTGAAGAAAGTTTCTGGGTTATGATTTGTTGGCTTACCAAAACGGTTAACCAAATCATCTTCAGAAGTAATAAGTGTAGCTTTGTTTACAGGCCCCCAGCGAAATACGCCTGCAAAAGCACCTTCAGTAGTGGATACTGCAGGTACAACCGTTGTCAGGTCAATTTCAGAAACATTAACGCCTGCGGATACTTGAAATGGCATCTGTGCATCTCCTTATGAGAAAAATTATTGCAATTCATAAAGATTTATTTATAAAAAACTGTAATTGATTACCATTCATCTGCACCTAAAAGCCAGTCTGCACTGTTACCTCTAACACCAACTACTTCATTTACCGTAGGTTCATTTCCGTTTTCAGATATAAATCCGAATGGTATTAGATCTTCCATCATCTGTTCTTCAGACTTTTCTCTTAGTAATGACATAGTATTAATATCAGTTAAATCTTTGAAATATGCTTGACTACTTAACCATGCAAACAGAACCAAACCCATTGCCAAATCATCATGAGCACCGGGTTCAGCTTCATAACTCACTCCTTTTTTACTGAAAGTAGAGAGTTCTGAGATTGTTTCATGGTCATTAATAATAAGTTGGTCTTGTTCGACCAATAATTTAAGAATAGAACAACCCGTGGCTTTAACAGCTTTTGTCGTTCTCACCCCTTTATCAATATTAGATTTCCAAGATAGGGTAATGGATTTACCATTTCTACCTCGGTTTTCACTATATAGAATATTTTCATATTCATATTCTTCATGTAGAATATCAGGTATAACTTCCCCAATATCATTAATTTCTACCAACACTTGAGCATTGTTATATGTTTTAGCTATACCATAGATTATAGCAGCATAATCACGTGGTGCGGTAATATTATCCCTAAAGACTGCTACTTGTTGATATGGCATTTTTGTAATATCAATCACATGAAAAGCAGAGTAATCCATGCCTTTACCACGTGAGACGTCAGCTACTAATGAATATGTTCTACCTTCTTCATGTTGCTTATAGATAGCTAAGCCATCTTTTTCATGTAATGGTGTTTGATGTACTAACTGTTTTAATTTAGCACCAGATATTAATGTACCAGAACTACCCTGGAATTCTACATTATATTCTTGATCAAACTTCTCATAATCATAGTTCATCCCCGATAGAGTTTCTTCTTTCCAAGCTTCATCTCTACCTGGTACTTGATGCCATGGTACGAAAATTGGATTATATTGATTCCTACCTTCTAATGCATTTACCCAGATTTTATAGAAATCATTGAGACCATTAGGAGTAGAAACAAGAACTACTTTAGTTGTTTTACCAGAAGAAATTGTTGGGAATACAGATGTGAAGAACTCATTCCAGTTTTCAATGTGAGCAGCCTCATCAATAAAAAGTAGGTTGATAGAATAACCACGAATTGCCGAACCTGATGTAGCACCCGCTAAGATCTTAGAGTTGTTTTCGAGTTCAATTGAACCTTTGTTCCATTCTACAACACCGTGCTGTAACCACTTTGGAAGATGCTCAAATGCTAATTTAACACGACTCAAAATTTCTCTAGCAGTATCACCTTTGTTAGCCAATAGAGCAACGGTTTTATCATCATTAAATAGAATATACCAAAGAATAAATGCTACAGTTGTAGTAGACTTACCAACCTGTCTGGCTGTTGTGATAATGGTATTTCTATTATTAATCATAGAATTGACCATATCTTCTTGATAATCATAAAGATTAAATGGCACTAAGCCGTGGTCAACATGTACAATCTTAACATAGTTACGAATGAAATAAATTGGGTCATTAGAGCACTTTTTGTACTCTTTAACCATCTCAAGATCCCATTCAAGATCTTGACCTTTTCGTTTTAGATTAGAATTACCGTTATATGTAAGTAAATCACTCATCTTCTAGTTTATTCAACATTTCCTTTAGATCTTTGGTAGATCCTACAAATAGATTGTTATTTGTAGTATTATTTTCAGGTGTTGCGCTTTCTTCTTTAATCTTTTTCTTTTTATCATAAAGATCAATAATGTCCCTATTGCCCTCAAGCATAGTCTTAATTAGAGTACTGATTACTTCATAAGCTCTAGGGTGTTGGGATTGTTGTGCAATGGACATGAGTTCATCTAGAGCACCCTGCCCTGCTGTCATGAGTGCTTCAATATTTTCTCGTGCAATAAGAATATCTCGATCTAAGTCAATTGGACCGTTTACCTTACTAGGTAAACCAGGCTTAGATAAAACTTCAATATCACTTTCTTGAATGTTTAACATATCTTCTAGATCTTTATTCATCTAATCCTCCTCAACTAGAGGGTCTTCAATTGTGGTAATATAACCATAATCATCTTCAGCATCAATTAGGCTCTTATCAACACTATTAGATGCATTACTCGTTGGTGCACCATTAGCAGTAAGGCCTGGTACAATTGTTACACGTGCAGATTCTGTATCAGCAGATGTAATAGCAGCATCAGAATCACTAATTAAGAAATTAGTATTTGCAAGTTTAATAACACCACTCTTCTTGGTTGGTGAGAATAGATAACCCTTTAATGTAAAGTCTAGTGTAAAGATCAGAGATCTACGATCCTCAAAAGATCCCTCATATACATCTTCTTGAATAACACTAGTCAAATAGATAGGAATATCTAAAATAATTTCTGGATCAGAAATAAGTTCTACCGTTGGTGTCCACTCTGGTGTAAAATACGGTAGAATTTGTTCAATAATTCTTAGCCCATCTTCTGTATTCTTTACAAAAATTGATAACTGAAATGCAATATCATATGGGACTGGGTTGTATTGAAAATTTCGTACATCTGGGTCTGTATTATTTGACTTAACAAATTTATTGATAGTGTTCAATTTACGTTCAGCGGCATACTGATAACCAATAATTTCAAATCCCATTTGAGGCAGGGTAATTGCAAATTCTTTATCTAAACTTGGATCGGCATCAATGCGTGCTAAGAACTTTTCTTTTGGTCCATATCTAATGGGAACCTTAAAAGATTGACGAACATTACCATTATTATCTGTTCTGTTAATCCAGATGTCATTATAGAGCGTACCGAAAAGTGAAACATACTTTTTGATTGTTTCGTGATAATAAGTGGTTCCAAACATTAGAATGTCCCATCATCTGTAAATGGATTTTTATCATCAAAATTTAGAATCAAATCAGCATCGGCTTCAAATGTATCATTTTCAGATATAGAATAGTCATCAGATAATGAATCAGGTCTACCAGTAGTTTCATTGATAATAATGTCACCATTTGCATTAGTATTTGCGAGATTATTAATACCTACATTAATACTCCATTCATCTTCAAGATCATCAATAGTAGAAATACCAGTATTTAGTTTTTCGTTACTGTATTCAAATAATTCACATCTTAAATCATACATTTGCAAATCACCCATTTGATAAAACACAGGTTCATGTTCAACAAATGTGATTACAAAGACCTTTTGATTAAGAGGAAAGTAAATTAAGTCTCCTTCTTGTGGTCTATCTATAGTTTCATTTCTACCAATTTCAGTATTAAAGACACGATTAGCAATAGTAAATGTGACAGAATCTCTAATCTGTAAACCAAACTTAGATAGGAAATCACCCTCACCTTCAAATCCTTCAACGTTTCTAATATACATTTCTACGAAATATGCATTATTATATGTAGAT